TAGTGAGTATAACTTGCTTGACTGTGGTGACATTTATCTCAAGTTTGTTGTCGCTACTCAAGCTGACTTTGAAGAAGTTGAAAGAGCTGTCGATGAGTATCGCAAAGCAGGGGTGGAATGTCCTGTTTATCTTATGCCGTTGGGTGGACGTTCGGAAGAATATGTCCTCAATGTTAAACAAGTTGCCGAAGCGTGTATGGAAAAAGGATGGCGATTTACCCCAAGACTCCACATATCCTTATTCGGAAATGCATGGGGAACTTGATGCATACAAAAGTGAGCAACATAAAAAAGCTATGAAGGCTACAATTAACAAACCTCTTGATCAAGAGTTAAGAGAAAAAGGACTAATATAAAGGATACAATATGATTGATAAACTTAAAAATATGTTTAAGAAAACGGAACCTGTAACAGGTGAACCTAATTCGAGAGCAGTACTAGAAAAAGAAAAGGCGGCGGCTACTAAAGCTAAGAAGCCTTGGGTTGGTGTACTTGATACACAAGTTAACCCTACAGATATTAAGAACGGATTCTTTGAACTTGATTGGAATAACGAGTTTATTGAACAACTACTTGATGCTGGATACAAAGGCGAAACTAACGAAGAAATTGTAGATGGTTGGTTTAAAGACGTTGCAAGAACTATTTTAACAGAAGAAGGTCATAATCCTAAAAGAGAAGCAGGCCATATTAAGATAGAGAAAAGGGCTGACGGCAAAAGTGAAGCATTTTAAATGGAAATATATTAATCCTATCCAAGGGTTAGATACTCGGTCGTTAAACGTTATTACTGAAAAGACAACGTTACATACCCGAGAGTCTAGTAGTAAGCCTGATTGGATTAGTGCAATTAATACAGAAACCATTGTTAAGAACAAAAAGAACAGTCTTCTTATTGTTGTAGGTGAAAGCTGGTCGTACGGTGAAAACTTTGCCGGAGTAGAAAGCGGTCTTGGTAACGACAGTCTAACATATCGAATTAATAATTCGTTTGCAGGACATTGTGCAAAAGCATTAGATAGTGATTTATTGTTATCAGCAGTTCCTGGTAACTGTAACCAAAACATGATACACGACTTAGATAGACTGTTAGAAGAATATGCTATACACTACGAAGAAATTAAAGTAATATTACAATTAACTAGCCCGGGCAGAGATCAATCTAAAATTGAAGATTGGTATCAAACGTTAGAACATTACAATACATTATACTCTGAAACACAAACACTAGATAAAAAAATGTCTGATGTTGAATGGTTTAAACTGTACGACACAATGATGTTAAAAGAATTCAATCGTATCATTACATCACATACAAATGTAGAAGGTCTAGTTTGGAAGAATTTCAATCCATTTATGGTTGACTTTGCTACAGATTCGTGTACAATAGTAGTATGTCCGTGGGTTAGATTAACTGCACAGATGCATGGTAGTGTTTTTGAATTGCCTGTTATTAACGAAGCAGGTTGGTGGCAAGAGCATTATCGCAAGTATGAGAATGTAGAGAGTGATAGTAACTATATAATGAAGCAACTAGATAATTTAGAAAGTAGTAATACACTACTAGGCAACAGTAGCATTAATGGATTTCATCCTAAAGAAGAATTTCATATGCTATGGGCAACTTACTTATTAGGCAAAACGGAGTGGACAACAATATGAAATACGTACTAGTAGATACAGCAAATACTTTTTTTAGAGCAAGGCACGTTGTACGTGGCGACTTGGATACTAAAGTTGGTATGGCTTTTCACATTACATTAAACAGCGTGAAGAAAGCATGGGAAGACTTTAATGCTGATCATATTGTATTTTGTTTAGAAGGACGCAGTTGGCGTAAGGATCATTATGCTCCTTACAAAGCAAACCGTAAAGAAACTAGAGATGCAATGAATCCTTCACAGGCACAAGAAGAAAAGATCTTCTGGGAAACGTTTGATGCATTTAAAGACTTTGTTACAGACAAGACTAACTGTACTGTTATGCAACATCCTGAGCTAGAAGCAGATGACTTAATTGCAGGTTGGGTACAACATCATCCTAATGATGAACATGTTATTATTAGTACAGATGGTGACTTTGCACAACTTATTAGTCCTACTGTAACACAATACAATGGTGTAAGTAATACTATCATTACACACGAAGGCTACTTTGACGATAAGAAGAAGAAGCCTGTAATAGATAAAAAAACAGGTTTAGAAAAGCCTGCACCTAATCCCGACTACATGTTATTTGAAAAGTGTATGCGAGGCGACACTAGTGACAATGTGTTTAGTGCTTATCCAGGTGTACGTAAAAAAGGCACTAAGAACAAAGTAGGTCTACAAGAAGCATATGCAGATAAAGATACTAAAGGCTACAATTGGAACAACATGATGCTACAACGTTGGGTAGATCATAACGGTACAGAACATCGTGTACTAGATGATTACAATCGTAATGTTATCCTTTGTGACTTAACTGCACAACCGCAGAACGTTAGAGACAAGATTGATAACACTATTATCGAAAATGCACAACCTAAGAATATATCACAAGTTGGGCTACGACTAATGAAGTTCTGTGCATTATATGACATGCAACGAATTAGCGACAATGCACAATCTTATGCTAAACCATTACAAGCGAGGTATCCAGTACTATGACACGACTTAAAGCAAACGAAATATTAAAGAATAAATTTTGGATTATTGAAGATACGGATTCAAATGAAAAGAAAGGCACCTTGTCAAAAGATGCTGATAACAAATATATGTATAGTTGTGAAACAGGAACATACATGTATGACAACAAAAGTGTTGTAGAAAAGAACCTTGGAACATTAGTATGGAATAAAGCAACCGTTAGCAATTCCGAGAAAGCTGACGACAAACTAATTTACGGTTTGCCTACAAGTGCTAGTCCGTTTAATTCAATGTTTGATGTTAAAAGAAAGTTTGGATTATTTACAAAGAGTAAAAAATCAAAGAGCTTGTATGCGGCAGGTTATTTTTGTATTCACTTTGACAAAGGTTGGGTCAAGAGTTTTTGTCCTAAAATGGTAACCTTAGAGTCATACGAATATAGAGGTCCGTTTAAAACAGAATTAGAAATGCGACAGGAGTTATCACGTGCCAACCGTTAACCCCTTAAATACAATTCCGTTACAGCAGTTTATTGACAAGGTCAAGACTGCTGACAACACACAAGAGAAACAAATCACTCTTAATATACGAGATGCAAAGAACTTAGCACTAACCCTAGGTAGTGTAATGAGTCGCTTACACGGCGAATTAGAAGCTCTAGTACACCAGGAAAAGAACGCTGAAGAAGTCATTAACGTAACTGTTGATGGCGGCGGACAAGGTTGGAAGTAATCAAATAAACTACGCATATAACTCGCTCAATTAGATAAATACTAATGGAGAGAGAATATATATGAGTAGACCTAAACCTAACGTATTGCTAGAGCATGTAAATAAAAAGTCTTATAAGAGCGAACAAGTTCTTGAGGCAGAAGCTATTTGGGCTGTATTTTACAAAGACAAACCTTTTAATTTAAAATCCTCGAATGTGTTAACTAACTATCCAGGACCTAAATATAAAAAAGTTAGTTTTTCAAATCCCGGCCATGCACACAATTTAGCAAGTAAACTTAATGAGCTCTTCACCACAGAAGATTTTGCAGTCGTAAAATTGATATCCGGCACAATAGTAAAAGAAGACTAAGATGAACTGGAAAGAAACCTATACTAAGGTATTCTTAAAACAGGCGGGTATTAGCATTGGTGAAAGCACGTTAAAAGAATACATGCCTCTTTGGTGGCAGAATACAAGAGAACGTTCATCCGGTGGGCTTCGCTTAACTGACGATGGACTGATGTTTCTCTCAGATAAATTGGAATTAGCAGTATACGAAATTCCGTTTCCGCCTGATTTTAAAATAACTACCCAAGTTATACTGTTCTTAGATAAGTTTATCGACTGTCCTTACTACATAACTAACAAGCATATTACTGTTACAAGCGAAAAAAAGAGCATGGAATTGCACCTTTTTAGCGGAGATGTACGCAAGTATGGACTAGCAAAAGCTCTAAAACGGACAGATGAAGAATTAAACCCTTGATATTACTACATTCTTTTTCTTAAAATAATTGCATTTTCTGGTTGACCTTTTGGAAACGAGGTGCTATAATATATACATACTTAGAAATTAACGTATGGCACTGATAACAGAAGAGGAATATAGCATGGAAAATATAGCAGTTAGAACAGTAAGTCCAAACTCTGCAAAGAAGAGCATTGTTCGGGCTTTTAAAAAGAAGCGTCCTATCTTTATTTGGGGAGCACCAGGTATTGGTAAGTCAGACATTGTAAGTCAAATATCAACCGAAATTGATGCTTACATGATTGACATTCGTTTATCATTATGGGATCCTACAGATATTAAAGGTATTCCGTTTTATAATTCAACATCAAATACTATGGAGTGGGCGGCACCAGCTGAACTTCCATCAAAAGCATTTGCTAAAAAACATAAGTTCATTGTGTTATTCTTAGACGAAATGAACTCAGCGGCACCAGCAGTACAAGCGGCGGCTTATCAATTAATTCTTAACCGTAAGGTTGGTACTTATGAACTACCTGATAACGTTCTTATTGTAGCGGCTGGTAACAGAGATGCTGACAAAGGCGTTACTTATAGAATGCCTGCTCCGTTAGCAAACAGATTTGTTCACTTAGAACTTAAAGTTGATTTTGACGACTGGTTCCAGTGGGCTGTTTTAAACAACATACATAACGATGTTGTTGGTTACTTAACATTTGCAAAGAAAGACTTATACGACTTTGATCCAAAAAGTCCAAGTCGTTCATTTGCTACACCGCGTTCTTGGTCATTTGTATCCGAACTACTAGAGGATGATGATGACGAGAATACCACTACTGATTTAGTTAGTGGTACAGTTGGCGAAGGACTTGCTGTAAAGTTCATGGCCCATCGTAAAATTGCTTCTAAGCTACCTAACCCAACAGATATTTTGAACGGTAAGGTTAAGACTTTAGACACACGAGAAATCAGTGCCATGTATTCCTTGACTGTGTCTTTATGCTACGAGCTTAAAGAAGCGAACGATAAAGGCAATAAGAAGTTTGACGATATGGTTAATAACTTCTTAAGGTTCTCAATGGACAACTTTGATACTGAATTAGTAGTAATGGGTATCAAACTAGGCCTTACACAATATCAACTTCCAATCGATCCAGACGAAGTTGAATGTTTTGATGAGTTCCATGAAAAGTACGGTAAGTATATTACTGCCGCACAGGCAAGCTAACTAGGTTAGGGGTAGAGTATTTTCGGTGCTCTACCCTTATTCTTTGGTTGACAAACGTATTAAATAGTAGTATACTATAAGAACAATAAGGGAAAGGGAACAGGCACATGACATCAGCAATTACTTTAGAACCGCAAACTACAGAAATAGAAATTACCCAAGAACTTCGTGAAGAAGTATTGGATAGGATTATTGTAGCAAGAGTTGGGTTACTACTACGTCATCCATTTTTTGGTAATATGGCAACACGTCTTATTATTAAAGAAGCAAGTGATTGGTGTCCTACTGCGGCAACAGATGGTCGTCATTTGTTTTATAGTGTTCCTTTCTTTGCTAAGATGTCTAACAAAGAGATTGAGTTCGTAATTGCACATGAAATTTTGCATTGTGTATTTGATCACATGACAAGACGTGAAGATAGAGATCCACAGATACATAATATTGCGGCAGACTATATTGTAAACAATACACTAGTACGTGATCGTATTGGAGAAAAGCCTAAAGATATTAAAATATTCCAAGACTTTAAATACGAAAAATGGACCAGCGAAGCAGTATACGATGATATCTTTGAAAAGTATGATCAAGATGAATTAGATCAATTAGGTAAACTACTTGACGAACATATTGATTGGGATAAAGATAGTGATTCCGGTCAACCTAGTCCAAAGAGCGGAGGTGGTAAAGGTAATAATCCTAAGCCTTCATATTCAAAAGAAGAACTTAAAAAGATACGTGACGAGATTAAAGAGAACATGTTGTCAGCGGCACAAGCGGCTGGTGCAGGTAATGTTCCTGGTGAAGTTGAACGTATGATTAAAGAACTTACAGAGCCTAAGATGACTTGGCGTGAGTTACTACGTATGCAGATACAAACTACTATACGTAATGATTTTACATTTAGTCGTCCTTCACGTAAGGGTTGGCACATTGGTGCAATATTACCGGGTATGAACTTCCAAGAAACTATTGATATTTGTATTGCTATAGATATGTCAGGTTCAATTGGTTCTGTACAAGGTAAAGACTTCCTAAGTGAAGTACAAGGTATTATGTCAGAGTACCAAGACTACAATATTAAGATTTGGTGTTTTGATACTAAGGTATATAACGAACAAGACTTTAGTGCAGATCAAGCAAGTGATATAAACGACTACCAGCTTATGGGTGGAGGTGGTACAGACTTTACTACTAACTGGGAGTACATGAAAGAAAATGATATTCTTCCTAAGAAGTTTATTATGTTTACAGATGGTTATCCTTGGGATAGCTGGGGTGATGAAGATTATTGCGAAACAATTTTTGTTATTCACGGACACCACGATAAAAACTTGCAGGCACCTTTTGGGGTTACTGCACATTATGAAGAAGGAAATTAGTGCTGAATAAAAACAAGACCCCTAATGCATTTGATTTTTTTGATATAAGAGAATCAAAAACTGCTCCTAAACACTACGAGTTCTGCAATATTGCACCTCGTTATAACATGGAAGATTCTATACGTAAATGGATCGCCCATAATTTAAAGGGCAGGTATTATATTGGTAGAACATTATCAATAGTAGAAAACGGTCCAACTGCATATACACCAACACTTAGAATTGGATTTGAACAACATCGAGAGCTTAGTTATTTCATGTTGGCGTGTCCACATTTAAAATACAATTAAATACAAAGAGTAAATAATACTAGCATATAACTGAAGTATGTTTGTTATGATCAAAACAAGGAGAATATAATGTCAGAAGATACAACAAAGGTTGCATCAACACCAGTAGCAGGAAATGATGGCGCAAGCCAGGCTCCTATGCCGGGTGGTGCTCCAGCAACACAGGCCGGTGCAGAACTAACTGTACAAGACCTAGGTGTTTTGAAAACTATTATCGAAGTTGCACAGAGTCGTGGAGCATTTAAAGCTACTGAACTCGAAGCAGTTGGAAAAACGTTTAATAAATTAGACACGTTTCTAACAACGGTACAAAATCAACAAGTAGGCGAATCAGCTAACGCACCGGCACAACCGGCAAAAGCACCAGGTGAAGTATCTAGTGCAGACGCATCAGCTGTATTAGGCGCTTAACAGGAGAAAATAAAATGGCTTTAAAGCACATTGGAAGACTAACTAAGACAGGACGTAAAGTTGCTGTCGCATTTAGAACACTACCAGACGATCCAGAACATTGTTTAGTAGTACAAACAGAAAACTTATCAGATCAAGATCATGATACATTAATGAATCTAATTGAGAGTAATGCAGGACAAACTGCTGAAGAACTAGCAGATGCAATGCAAAGGACTCAATTATCAGATGGTAGTACTATGTTACCAGCTTTTCACTCAAAAGGAAAGTTAACAAAAATACCAACTGCTGAGATTACAATGACACCTGATAATACTGCAACTATTATATTAAGTGAACTTAATAAAGTAATTGCTGACCAAAAAGGCGTTACTATCTCTGATTTAGCAGTAGGCGGAAGCTCTGTTAAAGAAGTAGGTAGTGCAAGTGCTCCAACAACTCCAGCGGCACAAGCTGAAGCAGTTGCGGCAAAAGATGCACCGTTGACAGACGATGATCTTGCAAAGCAATATAGAGCTGATGCTGATCGACTATTTAAAGAAGCAACAGATCTACGTAAACAAGCGGACGAACTGGCACCTGTTAAAAAGGCGACCGGCCGTGGCAAGTCGTAAGAAGAGGCTTCCACAAGACGTAATAGCTAAATGGCCTGAAGTATTTAAAGATATTGATATCGATGCCATTCCGCTAGAATATGTAGAAAGCATTACTGTACACTTCCATAACGGTAAAAAATGGGAGATTCAGATACGAGATAAGTCTTTAGTAGATCCTTTAAAAGAGGTCGAACGATCGCTTAACGAACTATTTGATACATACAGTACTGCTATCAAAAACGTTGATTTCCGGGTAGATTCAGAACGTGTTAAGAATGACGTGCAGAAGCGTACTAAACAGTTTTTGAAGAAGCGGAAGTAAATTAGCTTAATGGCATAAATACATACATAAGATACTAGGAGTGCTATAAATGGCTTTAAGATTAAGACGAGGAACGAACGCCCAGAGGGGCCTTATAACTCCCTTAGATGGTGAGTTGATCTATACAACAGATACTAAAAAGCTGTATGTAGGTGATGGAACCACAGCAGGCGGATTAGCAGTTGATACAGCTGGTACGTTTCTTGGTGCTGACTTAGATCTAAATAATTATAATTTAAACGGTACAGGTAATGTAAACATAGCAGGAAACATTACTGCTACTGGTAATATTACTACAGACGGCAATTTAACTATTGGCGGCAATATTACTATTGGTGATTCATCTGCTGATACTATAAATTTATCAGCTAAAATTGAATCAGATATTATACCAGATGTTGATGGTGCTAGAAGTTTAGGTGCTCCAACACAAAGGTTTGCAGGCGCACACCTTAATACACTTACTGTAACTGATCAAATTGATGCACTTAGTATTAATGCTAACGTCATTGGTAATGACTCTACTGTATTATTAAACGTTGCTACCGGCGCTGTCCAAGTGTCAGGAGAGCTAACAGGTACAGTTAAAGCAAACGATGCTACAACTTTTTACAACCCAGCACTAAAATCAGTTAACGCAGGAACAGGTACATTTACAGGTACTGTTATTGCTCCAATGTTCCAAGGTATACTTGACGGTGACATGACAGGCTCAGTATATGCTGACGATAGTACTGCACTAATTGACGGTGTTGGCGGAACTGTATTACTTGATAACGGTTCAATTTATGCCACGGGTGATACATTAAGAATTAGAAACGGACTTAATATTAAAGTAGGTGACGTTACTGATTCAAATAGTACAGGCTTACAAATTACTACAGTAGACGGTAGTCCTCCAGTTGATCTAGTTACTCTAGGACAAAGTAGCTTTGGTGGTGTAAGTAAATTTACATTCACTGCTAGACATGGTGATATACAAACTCCGGTACAGGGTACAGCAGGCGACTACTTAGGTGCGTTTAGTGCTCAGAGTTATGATGCGGCAACAGATGCACAGGTTCCAGCAAGTGTTATTACTTTCCAAATTGATCCAAATACAACAGCGGCAAACGATACTGCCAAAGGTAAGATAATGCTTATCAATAACAACGGTACAGGATCAGCACCAGACTTAGTTGCAACAAGTATTTCAGCAGATGGTAGTATGGCTATTGCTAATACTATTTCATATGTGCCTCTAGCTACATTAGACGTTAATGGTTTTGCAAAATTAAAATCACTAGCCACAGAACCAACTACACCAACACTAGGTATGATTGCAGTTGCTGACAGAGCAACATGGGATCCAGTTAGTGTAGGCTCAGGTAACCCTTATCCTGTGTTCTATGACGGTGCGGCTTGGGTCAAGTTAATAGCTTAATTCACAACTAGAATCATAACAACAATTATCAAATAAGTAAGTATATGCTTACGCTATTCACATCTGGAAGTACAGACGAACCTAAGATTGTATCGCACAAATGGTCGTACATTAATCGTTGTGCCCAAAAAAGTGTTGCCGAAATTGGTCTAACTAAAGACGATATAGTACTTGATGTGTTTCCTGCAAACACTATAGCACACTACACTATAACCGCTCTGCCAGCTTATATAAGCGGCGCACAGTACGTTTGTACAGCATTTAATGCTCACACCTACCCTGAGCTTTTTAATAGCGTTAAACCGACGTTTATAGCGTTAATACCGCGTCACTTAGAACTACTACAACACACAAAGGGATTTAAAGACTTAGATATGAGTTGTGTACGTTACATGGCTACAGGTTCAAATAAAGTAGAACAAAGTTTTATTGATGCGTTTAAAGAACGTGGTGTACAAGTTGTAGCTAATTGGTATGGCATGACTGAATTTCCACCGCCGGTAATGATTGGGTATGATAGTCCTAATTTTGACTTTAATACTATTAACACAATGGATACGCATGTAATGTTTAATCCGTTAACTGCTACTTCTAAGTTAGGCGAATGTATTATTAACGGTCGCTCTACAGGTGATATATTTGATATGGAAACTAAAACATTTTCACATAGAGTAAAGACAGCAAAAGGACGTACTTGGAAAAATGCGTTTTAGATTACTAACCAAAGACGACACACCTCTTGTTCAAGAATTTTGCAACTCACAACAGTACAGTAATAACACCTCACTTGAAAAAATGAAATGGAATAGCTGTCCGTTATGGACTGCGGCTCTAGTTGATAATAAAATTGTTAGTATTGCTGGTACACACGAACTTCCTGAAGTTAGTCCAGATGCATATAGATGTTTATTCCGCGGAGCTCAACTTCCTGGATTTACACTAGGCACAGGTAGAGATATTTTTAAAACAGGAATACAATTAAGCCAGTTATTAAATTTACAAATTAAATGGGCGTTAGAACAAAACCCTAAAGCTGAACTTTACATTAGTACTAATATAAATGACGATGGCGGCAAGAGTAAACGCATGAACGATATTATGATGCCACTGTTAGCAAAACGTGGTATATGGACTCTTGAAAAAGAGATAATGTTGTATAATGTTCCACAGAATTTGTGGCGTATTGATGTTAAGAAGTATACGGAAGTTCGCGAGCATTCGCTAAAGTTCTAAAACTATATTTGCAAAATAACACTTGTTTTGTTGCAGGCAATTTAACATTGTTAACTTTATCAAAACTTTTCCAGTACTCTGTATGTTCTAATTTGCTAGTCTTATAATGCATTGATAAGAAGTCTGCTAAGTGTTCGTATAGTGCAGTCCATACTCGATTAAACTTTTTGCTTCCTTTAGGAT